GCGCTAACTAACTTGAAACCTAAAAAAACAAACGCCCAAAGAGATTTACAGTATGTAAGTACTAAACAAGGGCGATTTAGAAGTTTAGTAAAAGGTGCAAAAGCAAGTGCTACTAAAAGAGGACAAGTTTTTGCGCTAACTTATGAAGACATTTGTTTGCTGTGGATAGAACAAAAAGGTAAATGCGCTTATCCAAACTGGGACATGGATTGTATAACAGGTTCAAATACAGTTGTAAGCATTGAACGCATTGACAACAATGTTGGATATTTAGCTGAAAACTGTATTTTAGTATGTTGGTGTGCTAATAGAGCAAGAAACACATTAGATTTTACCTTTTTTAAGGAAATGTGTAAAGCCATTAGCAATAAAAAATAACATTCTCCAAAAGGACAAAGAATGGACGAAAAACTACAAGCCTATTACGAGGCACGATTCTCGATGATGGCTACCCAAGGTTGGAAAGACCTGCTTGAAGACGCTCAAGGCTTCTTCGATGGTATCAATAAAGTAGCAGCAATACAGAATGAAAATGATTTGTTTATGAAGAAGGGTCAGTTAGACGTTCTTCAGTGGCTATTAAGCCTTAAAGACAGTTCATCACAGACCTACGAGCAGCTCATGTCGGGAGACTCAGCAAATGGCTCTTAGGGTATTTGATTTCCTCTGCGAAGAGGGACACTTACACGAACACTTTGTTAGTTATGAGGTGACAGAAGTATCGTGTGAGACTTGCAGTAAAACTGCTTTACGACAGATTTCAACTCCTACCATTTATTTGGAACCGTTCTCAGGGAACTTCTCTGCAGCGGCGGATAGATGGGCTAGAAATAGAGCTGAAAAACAGAAACTAGAGCAGAAACAAAATTCCTGAGACACCTCGTAAGAGCCTCAGATTATTAATCCTAAAATCACTTGATACGGTGACAGGAGACTTTAAAAATGGCAGCACAATTCATTGAACAAAACGAACTGTTTAACAGTAACGAACAAGAACAAGTACAAGACATTACAACCCCAGTTCCTGACAGCATTACTGCAGGAAAAACTGAAGAGGCTGGTGTCAAAGCTGAACCAGTAGAAGAATTACCAGAGAAGTACAAAGGTAAATCTGCTATTGAGATTGCTAAGATGCACCAAGAAGCTGAAAAGCTCATTGGACGTCAAGCAAATGAAGTTCACGAAGTACGAAGTCTTGCAGACCAGTTATTAAAACAGCAACTCGATTCCAACAAGAGAATAGCAGCCCCTATTGAAGAATCGCTTGAAGACGACTTTTTTGCCGACCCAGCAAGTGCGGTCAACAGACAAGTAGAGAAGCATCCTGCAGTACTTGAAGCTAGACAAGCAGCTTTAGAAATGAAGAAGATGAAGACGGCACAACAATTGTCATCTAAACATCCTGATTTTGCCACCGTCGCATCAGACGCTGGATTCCAAGATTGGGTAAAATCTTCTGCAATTCGTTTAAACCTGTTTGCTAAAGCTGACGCTGAATACGATTTTGAATCTGCTGATGAATTGTTGAGTACCTACAAGGAACTTAGACAAGTCAAACAACAGAATCAAAATACTCAAACAGCAGCAGTTGAAAACAAAGCTCAAGCACAAGCAATGAAGGCAGCTACAGTCGATGTTGGTGGCTCTGGTGAAACCAGCAGAAAAGTATATCGAAGAGCAGACCTTATTAAACTGAGAATGACAGACCCTGACCGCTATATGGCACTTCAAGATGAAATAATGAGTGCTTACGCCCAAGGACGAGTTAAGTAATTTTAGAATTTATAATTTAAAGGAAATATATCATGGCATTAGGTACAGATAACGTAACGGTCACAACAGCAGCAACGTTCATCCCAGAAATCTGGAGTGACGAAATTGCCGCTGCTTACAAAAAATCATTAGTAGCAGCAAATCTTGTTAAAAAGATGTCTTTCAAAGGCAAAAAAAGGCGATACAGTTCATATCCCTGTTCCAACTCGTGGTTCAGCAGCTTCCAAAACTGCAGGTTCACAAGTAACTTTGATTGCAGCAACTGAATCAGAAGTAACAGTATCTATCAACAATCACTACGAGTACAGCCGTTTGATTGAAGATATTGTCGAAGCTCAAGCATTGTCTTCACTGCGTCAGTTCTACACAGACGACGCTGGCTACGCTTTGGCTAAACAAGTTGACACAGACTTGATTAAATTAGGTCGTATTGCTCAATCTGGTGCTAATACAGCAGCTTACACCAAGGGTTACATCGGTGGTGATGGTTCAACATTGTATGTTGCTGCAAACAACAACGCTTCTGCATTGACTGATGCTGGTATCCGTCGTG